ACTAACTCAACTACAAACCATCCTACAAGACCAGATTGAAAAGTTTGGTCGACATGTATTTAAAGATGGTTCAGTTGTTGAAGGTGTTTCTCCTGTAAATTATGATAGCGCTATTGACTATGTGAAGCTTCAGGATCTAGATGCTTCTGGTACTGCCATCAGTGTCAATGACTATGTTGGCAATAAGCTAGTAAATGCGGCTAATCTACAAGCCATCATCGTGAACTCTATTCCTGGTGTGGAAGCAAATGATCCAGACCTCAATACGGTTTACGTACGTTATATCAACTCTGCTCTTTATGCAAATGGTGTGCAACAAAAGACCTATGATCCATCTGAAGCTCTGTTCCTAAGAACTTCCGATGATGTTTCTATTGCAAATGTTTTTGTGGCAGCATCTGGATTTAGTCCAATCGGTAAGGGTTATGCCGTATCTACATCTGAAGGTGTTATCTTCAAGAATGGTGTATTCATTCGTGTAGAGCCACAGACTGCTATTATTTCAAAGTATAGCACAACACCACCAGATATTGCCGTAGGATTCCAGACCACAGAAACTATTGTAACTTCTGACACCGATTCTTCTCTGTATGATAATGCCATTGGTTCCCCAAACTTCAATGCCCCTGGTGCATCAAGAATTAAAGTTATTGGAACACTTACTTACAGAACAAGTGAAAATACCTCAACAACTTCTGCTACCTCAAATACTTCCAACTTCTTCTCAGTTGTGAAGTTCCAAGATGGTGTTCCAAATCTTATCCATACCGACCCACAATATGCTCGTCTCGGTGCTGAAATGGCACGTCGAACATATGAAGAAAGTGGCAACTACATTGTGGATCCATTTGAACTTACCGTAGCATCAAACACCTCAAATGTGAATAGTCTAGTACTAGAGGTTGACCGTGGTGTAGGTTATGTGCAAGGTTATAGAGTAGAGTTTGCCGATAAGAACAAAGTACCTATGAGAAAAGGTATTGATACCGTTTACTTCCCAAATCAGGTTATCACTGGCAACTTCGGTAACTTTGTCTATGTCAAGGAAGTTTGTGGACCACTTGATATCTATAATCTAGATGAAGTAGAACTATACACCACTGCTTCTGCTCAGCTTACCGCAAGAAGCTATAGCACTTCTGGTACTGCCTCTGGTCTAGGCACAAAGATCGGTACCGCTCGTGTCCGTGACATTCAGTACTATTCAGGTACTCCAGGCACACCAGATGCTCAATATAAGCTATATCTCTTTGATATTAAAATCTCTGGTGGTAACTACTCATTTGCCGATGTAAGATCTATCTTTGCAACTAATGGTGCGAGTGTTCCTTTCTATGCCGATCCAGTACTTGATGCATCTAATAATGCCGTTCTTCGTGAATCCGCATCTCGTGATATGGTATTCAGCATTGGTCGTAATGCTTTACAATCAGTAAATACCATATCTACATCATTTACATTTAGAGCAAGTAATACCATTACCTTTTCAAAAGATACCGGTGAAGCAGGTATTTCCCCACCAGCTAATCGTGCCGGTGGTACAAATACACTTGCGCTTACAGGTAATCTATCTGAATCTAATGAATCTAAGTTTATTATCATTCCAACCGCAAACATTAATGCTGTCAATGTTACTTCAACAACCGTAAGTGTCAACACTACTTCAAATGTGGTGATTGGTAGTACCGCTACATTTGCTAATAATTTTGTTATTGGTGATTATATTAGAGTATTCAATACCTCAACAAATGATTTGCGTAGAGTCACCTCACTTGTAAATACTACTGCAATAAGTGTGGATGCAAATCTATCGTTTTTGAATGCAACCGCAAGTATTTGTAGAGCATTTATTGCTGGTGTTCCAATAAGTCTATTACGTGAAGATTCCGCAAACGTAGTAATTTCAAATACAACTTCTGGTGTTATTAATCTTGGTGTTACTTTATCTAATGATATGACCGCCAATTTATATTATGATTCAATTAGAACATCTGCAGTTGCAGGTTCAAAGACTATTAATAAAAATCGCTTTGTAAAGATTGCGGCAAATACTCATCCAAATAGAAATACTGGTCCATGGAATCTAGGTATTGCTGACGTACTAAAAGTAAGAGCAATCTATCAAGGTACAACCTATGCCAATACCAACCCTAATTATGTTAATAAGTTTATTTTTGATAATGGGCAAAAAGGAAGTCATTATGGACTTGCTTCAATAGCTCTCAATCCAGGATCCGGACATTCTGTTGGAGTAAATGATGTTCTTCTAGTAGAACTAGATCACTTTACACCAATTTATACCTTTGGTATTGGTTATTTCTCAATTAATTCATATACTATTGATGATGCTAATACCGCAAATACTTCCGCAGTACAAACAGCAGATATTCCAGTGTTCAGTTCGGATACAGGAAACACCTACGATCTACGTGATTCGATTGACTTCAGACCATATGCAAATAATACCGCAAATAGCGCTACAATAATTGCAGATGCCACTGTAAATCCAAATACCAATCTTGCCTTTAATATTGATTCCAGTGGTCCATATACAATTGCACCTGATTCAAATTTTAATACCGCTTTCACTTATTACCTAGGTAGAAGAGACAAGATTGCACTTTCACCAAATGGTAAAGTAAATGTTATTGAAGGTGCACCTGGTGCCGATCCAGTCACCCCACGTGATCTAGATGGTACAATGACACTAGGTGTAGTGTCCGTACCTCCATATCCATCGCTCTCACAAGAGGATGCTAGACTCTATAGTCGCTTTGACTATGGATGCACTATTCAGCTTGATCAGTACAGAAGATATACTATGCGTGATATCGGTGTGCTTGATAAGAAGTTTGCTCGTCTTGAATACTATACATCTCTATCTCTACTAGAAGCTTCTGCTAAGACACTTATTATTAAAGATGATACTGGTGCAGAACGATTCAAGAATGGCTTTATGGTTGATCCTTTCAAAGGTTTCACAATCGGTGACACCAAGAGTCCAGAGTTCAAAGCAGCTATTGACTACAAAGTTCAAGAAATGGCACCAACCATTGATAGAACTTATGTAAAGTTAGATTTCAATTCTAGCAATAGCTCAAATGTAACCAAGACTGGTGATCTGATCCATCTCTCTGGTAATTCTAAGCCCTATATCACTCAATCATTTGCTTCCAAGACTAGAAACTGCGTAGAAAATATTATCTATGTTTGGAATGGTGACGTTACTCTGGATCCTCCAGGTGACGTGGAACCAGATATTGACGTAAATCCAGACGTTGTTTCAAATATTGATCTTTCTGGTCTCACCGATCTTTTCAATGCTGTTCCAAATATTATTGGTCCAGAAAGAGTTATTTCTACTCAAACCTCACAATTTAGAAGAGTTGATACTACAGAAACTACCACAACCACCAGAACAACTGACACATTACGAAATGAACTTGATTTTAGTGCATCAACTGTTACAAATTCATTTGATTTTGGTGAAATGGTGCAGGATGTTTCTATTCAGTTCTTCATGAAGGCTAGAAGAGTAAGATTCTCTGCTACCGGTCTAAAGCCAAATACCATTGTCTATCCATTCTTTGACGGTGTAGCAGTTGCAAATAGATGCACACCTACAAATTTAAGTTACGTTGCAACTGGTACTATTGGATCTACATTTACCACAGATTCGAATGGTAGAGTCTATGGTCTATTTGACATTCCAGCAGAAACATTTAAAGTTGGTGATAGAGTATTCCGTCTTGCTGATGTTGATAATTTAAGTACTGGTGCTGATTCCATAACAACTGAAGCATCAGGTTCTTACATGGCTTCAAATATCAATGTAACCAAAGCCAGATATAATCTTACAACTCGTGTGCCTAGAGTCACTGCAACAAGCAGAGAAGTTCTAGTCAATAGAAATGTAGCAACTACTACAACATCAATTAATACAGCACCTGTAGTAAGAAGAGTTGATCCTATTGCTCAATCCTTCTTTGTGGGTGATACCGGTGAAACGGTTGGCGCTTATATCAATAAAGTTGATGTGTACTTCAAGACAAAACATGCTTCTCTCGGTGTAGAAATTCAAGTTCGTTACATGGAAAATGGTGTACCAACACCAAAGATTGTGCCATTCGGTCGTAAGTTCCTTAATTCAGCTCAGGTCAATACAAGTTCTGATTCCTCAACCGCAACAACATTTACCTTTGACTCACCACTATTCCTTGAAAGTGGAAAAGAATATTGCTTTGTCGTCCTACCAGAAGGTAGCAACGAAGGTTATAATATTTGGGTTGGTGAACTAGGTGGTACCGATCTTATCACAAACACACCAATCTATGTAAATAACTCCACTGGTGTTCTATTCACATCTTCTACCAACACCATTTGGACTCCATTCCAAAAAGAAGATATCAAGTTTGTGATTCACAGAGTTGATTTCACTTCAACTTCTGGTACTGCAATATTTACAAACGCTGATACAGAATACCTATCTGCAAATAACTTCCTTGGCACATTCAAGGCAAGTGAAAAAGTCTACGTCTCTAACGGTACTGTGGTAATCTCTGCAAATGCTTCAGGTAATACTACCTCAAATGCAGTCTCCGTGGTAGCTAATGGGACTTCCAATGCACAAGCAATGTTTGTGAATAACTCTTATATCTATGTCTCATCCAATACCGGTGCAGTCAATGACATTCGCTATATCACTTCGATTCCAAACTCATCACATATCGTACTAAACTCTGCTCTATCATTCAGTGATTCTAATGCTTCTGTTGGATATCTGACTGGTAATGGTGGACTTTATGGATATGCTTCAAGAGTTGCACCTTTATCTGGTATCATGTATCTCTCTGAAAGTACTGCAAACTCTACTGTAGGCTTTACAAACGTAGTCTCTACAAATACTGTGCTGATTGGTGAAGAATCTGGTGCTAGAGCAAATCTAGTTTCTGTGGATTCAGTGACCTATAGCGTTGTAGTTCCACAATTCTCCTACATTGCTCCAATCGGAACCACTGCTACAATCAAGATCAAGCCACATGATGGTACTTCACTTGACGGTGTCTTTACCGATGTGACTTCTGATATCGAAACATTCTTTACAGATAAGGAACGTAAGGTAAAGTCTAGATCGCAAGAGCTTGCCGCAGGTGGTGATAAGACACTATTTGTTTCAATTCCACTTACCGCTTCTGATTCTAAGGTGTCACCAGTACTTGATACCATCAAAACTAATATTGTGGCTATTAAGAATGTTATCAACCAGAATGCTAATACTACTGGTGAATCTAATCCAAACGGTGGTGCTGCAAAGGCTAAGTATGTTTCCAAGAAAGTGGTCCTTGCCGAAGGGCAGGATGCAGAAGATGCACTTATCTATCTCTCTGCTTATAAACCAGCAAATACTGATATTAAGGTCTATACCAAGATCCTCAGTGGTTATGATTCCGAAGCATTTGAAAATAAAGCATGGACACCACTAAATCAAAACACTTCCTCTGCTGTAATTTCAAGTCGTGTTGACAGAAATGATTTCAAAGAGTTCGTGTATGATGTTCCAGTCAAATATTCTATCAATGCCTCCAGTACAACCGCTATGGCAGACTATGCTATCTACGGAACATTTGCAGGTACAGCCGTAGGAACAAATAATGATATCTCTGTCTCCAATTCTACTCCGCTGAACTCTGGTGAATTGGTTTACTTTATTGGTTCAATTGCGGCAACTGGTTTGGCAAATGGATTCTATAATGTATTCTTTGCTAATACTACAAAAATCCAACTCTCAAATACTGGATCAACGTCGGTGCACACTATTACTTCTACAGCATCTGCAAATACCGGCACTCTCTATTATGTACCATTGACTGGATTTAAAGATAGATACCTATCAAATACCATCTCTTACTACACATCTTCTGGTGCTCATTTCCACACCTACAAAACATTTGCTATTAAGATAGTCATGACTTCAGATGAAGGTTCTCACATCGTGCCTAGAATATCCGATATGAGAGCTATTGCACTACAGTTATAGAATGCAGTACTTGAAAGTAAAAGAGGCAGAGGAGCTGGTCAGAGATACCAGCTCTTCGGCTATCCTAAATACAGACATGGATGCTCTTAAAGCATATAAACTTAAGAAAAGCAAAGACAATAGGCTTGAGCAGATAGCCAGAGAGCACGAAGAGATTAAGAGAGACATGAATGAGATCA